ATACAGCTAGAGCATATTACTTTGAAAGAGATGGATTAAATTTTGAAAATGATACTGAGCTAGTAGATTATTTTATAAATGATAGAACATGGAAACAGGCAAACAGTTATAGTATAGGTAAAGAATTAATTTATGCTACATCTGATTCAACTAGTTTTGACCAAAAAAGAAGATTAAAATATTTAACAGAATACTGGGGAAACTTACCTAACTTCTGGCAAGATGGTGGTAGAGGTTTTATAGATGGATTAGTATCTAATTTATCCAGAGGTGTAGTAGATCCAACAAATATTATAGCACCAGGTGTTGGTAGTCAAGTTATAAAACAAGTTGCAAAAAAAGG